TCTACTGCCCATACGTTCCTCTTCAGATGGTTCGCGCTATTGGCCAAGATACCTTCCAGCCAAAGATCGGCTTCAAGACACGTTACGGCATGGTTGCTAACCCATTCGCTCAGGGTACAACTGCTGGTCTTGGCGTCCTTACCGCTCGTACCAACAACTACTACCGTATCTTCCGCGTTCGCAACCTTATGTAATCATAAGGCGCCAAAGCGCAGAAACAAGATCGGGGCAGCAGCAATGCTGCCCTTTTCTTTTATAAATAGTGCAGAGGTACTTCAATGACAACAGAATCGTTTTTAACTACTATACCACAGAATACTAGTTTTCTTCAGTCCACAAAGTACAGCTTTGTGATACCAAACTTGCCATTCGCAAGATACTTTTGCCAAAGTATTAATCTACCAGGCGTATCTTCAAATGAAATTGAAGTGCCGACTCCATTTTCCAGCACATATCGTCATCCAACAAAGGTAACTTATGAGCCATTTTCTATATCGTTTCTAATAGATGAAGATATCAGAGTATGGGAAGAGACCTATAAGTGGATTGTATCTCTAACAAGACCGGAAAGTAATAAGCAATACGTGAAGTATAGAGATAAGGATGCTTCTCCATATCAAGACGGCATTCTGACAATCAATACCAACGCTAATATTCCAAACATTCGTATCAAGTTTAAGAATGTATTTCCTGTATCACTAAGTGGAATACAGATGGGCACAATAAACTCGGCCGAAACAACACCTACAGCCGATCTAACTTTTAGATACGATATCTTTGATATCTCAAGATTATAGTTGACATTTACCTAAAAACGTAGTATAGTAATATACATTTTTTGTAATGGAGAAGCAATGAAGCCGCCAGTGAACATTGACGCACTCATGGAAGAGTGGATCAACGATGCATCATACGATGAAACCGAACCTCAAAAAGCTGTGGCAAATATACCAAAGCTTCACGCCAAATACTTGCGTATTATGAAGCATCATAATCTCCTAGTCAAGAAGCTTTTATCGGAATATAACTCGCGCAGAAAGATCAAGTGGGAATATTATTCTGGCGATCTGAATAATCCTGAAGACCTCGAGAAGTATAATCTTGAACCTATGATGAAGAAGGTACTTAGGGCCGATCTTCAGCACTATCTCGACTCGGACACTGAACTAAATAACATACTGTTAAAGAAAGTTATGCATGAAGAGATTGTTGATTTCTGTAAGAACGTTCTCAAGGAACTGAATAACAGAACTTGGCAATTAAAATCTTTCATGGATTGGGAAAAGTTTATCGGTGGGCAGTAATATTATCATAGTGAATGAGAATGAAGCATACGTGAGAATCATCTGTGAAGATGGAATAGCATATGAACTTCGTGAAGCGTTTACATTTCAAGTTCCAGGTTATCAGTTTACGCCTCAATATAAAGCTAGACTATGGGATGGAAAGATTAGACTGTTCGATGTGAGAACAAAACAGCTATATCGTGGACTTGTGCCATATGTAGCCAAGTTCTGTGAAGAACGTAACTATGAATGGGAATATGAAAACGAAGCTTATGATGAAGAATTTTCTTTAGCGGAAGCTAATGCATTTGTAGAAGAACTAAGGCCGAAACATGCTCCAAGAGATTATCAGTTGGATGCATTCGTTCATGCAATTCGTACAAGACGGTCTTTACTTCTTAGCCCCACTGCAAGTGGTAAGTCTCTTATTATTTATTTGTTGGCTTGCTTTTTCCAAAATAGGGGATTAAAGAAGGGTTTGATCATTGTGCCGACTGTTTCTCTAGTAGAACAGTTGACAAGTGACTTTAAAGATTACTCTGAAACGAATGGTTGGAACGTCAGCGACAACATACACAAGATATATCAGGGTCAAGAAAAAGAAACAGATAAGTTCTTGACCATCTCTACTTGGCAATCTTTATATAAGATGCCAAAACAATGGTTCGCGCAATTTGATTTTGTAGTCGGCGACGAGGCCCACCAATTCAAAGCTAAGTCTCTTACCGATATTATGACAGGACTAACAAATGCAAAGTATAGAATTGGAACAACTGGTACGTTGGATGGCACGAAGACCCATAGATTGGTACTTGAAGGTTTATTCGGATCTGTCCGAAAGGTTATCACGACTAAGGAACTCATGGATGCAAAACACTTGGCTGACTTCCAGATCAAGTGCTTACTTCTACGACACAGTGAAGCAATCTGTCAAGCAGCAAAGAATTTTACTTATCAGCAAGAAATCGAATACTTGGTGCTTAACGAATCAAGAAATCGTTTTATAGCAAATCTTGCGGTATCGCTCGACGGGAACACCCTCGTCCTATTTCAATACGTTGACAAGCACGGACGCATCCTACATAAACTCATTGCTGACAAACTCGGAGCAGACCGTAAAGTATTCTTTGTAAGCGGTGATACAGAAGTTAACATTAGAGAGGAGATAAGAGGAATTGTTGAGCAAGAAACAAATGCTATTATTGTGGCTAGTTTTGGCACTTTCAGCACTGGCATCAATATCAGAAACCTTCATAACATTATATTTGCTTCTCCATCTAAGTCACGGATAAGAAACTTACAGTCTATCGGACGTGGCCTAAGAAAGTCTGATACGAAAGATTCGGCTCAGTTGTTTGACATTGCAGATGACATGAGACATAAGAAACGAGAAAACTATACCTTAAAGCATTTTGCCGAACGTATAAAAGTATACAACGAAGAAAAGTTTTCGTTCAAAGTATACAAGATTGAATTGAAAGGATAATATTATGCATCAACCTGTTAGTGAAATTTATCATATCAGACTAAACACAGGTGAAGATTTGATATCTGAGGTCGTATGGCCAGAAACTAAGCCAGGAAACGAAGCGCATGTTGTACTCATGAATCCCATGAAGATCATATGTGTGCCATCTAGTAAACCAGGATTCGTTACGCTATCGTTGATGCAGTGGATTTTTACCAAGATTTCAGAAGAACAAGAATTTAATATCTTTAATAGAGACATTCTTACCATGTCTAATCCAAATCCTAATCTTAAGGAATACTACAGAGAAACGGTAGATTACTTCAACAGACGTTCAATGCAATCAGTTTCGGACTATATAAACGATCTAGAAAGAGAAATAACCGCTGTAGAGGCTTCTGATAATGGTGTAGAAGATGGTGAACTATCTCCAGAAATTGAAGATATCGTTACAGAGTTTTTGAACAGTCTTTCATCAAATAACAAAGGAACATTGCACTAATGGTTACCAAAGAAACAGTATTGGAATTAGACGACACTAATGATTTTGGATTCTCTTTTCATGATGAGGAAGAGATTGTATCATCTTCTGGTGTAAACGATGAAGTGGAAGTATTGAAGAATAGACTTAGGTCTGTAAGAAAAACCTACTTACCGCTGCTTCAGCATCTAGCTAAAGATCCAGACAAGCCGATGATCAAGTGGCCTAATAGAAAAGATATATTGGATAAGCAGATTAAGAAGATGATTGAGTTAACTGAGGTATAATTAAAGTTATTCATATCATCGCAGGCATAGCCTTTATACCACGTTGTCAACCATTAGTCAAGAGAAAAGTGAATGAAACAGAAAAAGAATGCCGTACACTATGTAGACAATCAAAAGTTCTACCAGGAAATCTTAAACCATAAAGCTAGAGTGGCTGAGGCTAGAGAAAAAGGTCTTGAAGATCCGAAGCTCCCTAACTATATTGGTGAATGCATATGGAAGATTGCTTCTAAGCTTTCCAATAAACCATGCTTTATAAACTACTCGTACAGAGATGAGATGATATCCGATGGAATAGAAAACTGTATTTTGTATTTCAACGATTATAATCCAGCTATCGGTAAGAATCCGTTTGCATACTTCACTCAGGTAATCTACTTTGCATTCCTGAGACGCATTAACAAGGAAGAAAAGAATAGATATATAATCTACAAGAATTTCCAAGAAACGATAGTGAACAATGGTCATGCAGGATTTCTAGTGGATGGTGATGACAATCATGTTATGTCTGTAAATCTGTATGACAACATTAACGATTTCTTGGAAAGATTTGAAAAGAAAGAGGCCATTAAAAAGGAAAAGAGAAAGACCGCAAAAGAGGGTCTTATCAAGTTTTATGAGGAAGAAAACAATGAACAGCGAAGTGCCGTTTCAGATTGAACATCTGATCAATAGTCTTCTAAACAAGAATGAAAGTGTTTACATTCGCGGTAATTATCGACAAAGATTGGTAAACATACAGGAAGCACTTGACAAAGCAATCAAAAAGTACGATAATGAGCTTTACATTACTAACACTCAAGGAAAGAAAAAGCGGGCTTAATGACTAAAGTTCTTATCATTACCGATACTCACTGGGGAGTCAGAAATGATTCCCCAGTTTTTCTAGATTACTTCAAGAGGTCTGTTGATGAATTTCTTATTCCGTTTATCAAGGAAAACAACATTCGTCATGTCATTCATGCTGGCGATCTTGTTGACCGTCGCAAGTATATCAACGTTCTTACTCATTCCAGGTTGAGAACTGACTTTCTTGAACCGATGAATGAACTGTGTGAGATGCACATCATTGCCGGTAATCATGATGAGTATTATAAAGATACGTATCGCGTGAATGCTCTTGATGAGTTTGTCTCTGGCCGTTATAAGAATGTCAAGACATATTCTAAGCCGACAACAATAGAGATTGATGGTTGTGAGTTTTTCTTGCTGCCATGGATCACAAAAGAATATGAGAAAGAATGTTATGATGCAATTGAAGCTACGCAGGCTCAGATTGCCATTGCTCACTTAGAACTTGACGGCTTTGAAATGCAGAAAGGCATGTTATCAGATCATGGATGGAATCACAAAGTTTTTCGACGCTTTGATAGCGTGTTTACTGGTCACTATCATCACCGTAGTAATCGGGACAATATTCATTACATTGGTGCTTTTTGTGAGCATATATGGTCTGATTATAATGATCCCCGTGGGTTTGTTGTTTTTGATACAGAATCGCGCGATACAGTTTTTCATCGTAATCCTTTCCGCGTATTTCATATGGTCGCTTATGATGATGTGAAGAACCCGGACATTGTTGAGAAGATCAATGCTACAGACTATTCCAAGTTTAAGGATTGTTATGTAAAGATTGTTTGTGTGAATAAGACTAATCCATATGCGTTTGACGTTCTTATGGATAAGTTGTATGCTGCACAGGCCGCTGACATTTCCATTGTTGAAGATGTAAACAGCTTCATAGATAACAATGTGGACGAAACAGTAGACGAAGCGCAAGATACGATTACCATTCTAGATAACTATATTACCGGCTTGACATTGCCTGTAGAATCTGATAGAATGAAACATTACATGCGAGAAATCTATACCGAGGCATTATCATTGGAGAACATTGAATGAGAACTTGGCCCGAATCTTGTTCCGTCATTCTGCTCAATGAAGTATCGCCAAGAGCAAAGAAACTTGGAATATCTCTTGCAGAGTTTTGTGATCCTAATGCCATTAGCGCATTAGCTAGACTTGAATACGATGGCATTATCTCAAGAAAAACACTTAGAGAAATTCTTGATGAAAGAGTGAAAGTATTACAAAAGAATGATAACATTTGAAGTGATTAGATGGAAGAATCTTCTATCAACTGGTAATGCGTGGACAGAGATTGAACTAAACGCAAACAAGACCAATCTGATTGTAGGTGCGAACGGGCATGGTAAGTCTACCATTCTTGACGCACTTACTTTCGTTTTGTTTGGTAAACCATTCCGTAAAATCAATAAGCCATCATTAACTAATAGTGTAAATGGTAAAGATTGTCGAGTGGAAATTGAGTTCGGTGCTTATGGCAAGAAGTATAAGAACATTCGTGGTATCAAGCCAAACATCTTTGAA